CGCCACCCGATACGACAGGCGAACAGAACACTTCACAGGCTTCATCAAGCTCGCAGCAGCCATGATATGGATGCGATGAATGTCGATCGGTTCTACTACGCCGTGCAGCCGTTCTACTGCGATATGGGGTTTGCCGAACTCATAGAGGGGGCGCTCCCCGGCGAGTGCCTTGAGCCGTATTTGAAGGTGTACCGCCAGTTCAGGCACAAGGAGAGCGGCACCATCGTCTGCGAAAACAACGGCCCGTGGGTCATCGTCGTGTTCGGCAGCGACCCGAAGATGATACGCAGGCGCACGCTGGGCGAGATAGTGCCGCTTTCCAAGGCGCTCTATCCCTCAATCGAGATGCGCACGCGCTTCATAGACCGCGTGTACGCCGCGACGAAGATACCGTAGGAGGAGGCAATGAAGGAGCTAGTCAGCCTCGACGTGACCGAGGAGGAGATGGACGAGGCCAAGCGCCATTTTGAAGAGGAGGAGCGCTGGAACCGGGAGAACCCCGACAAGTGCAGGCTCATCGCGCAATTGCAGACGACCGTCTTCTTCCTTGAGAAGATGGTGGGCGAGATACGCGGCAAGTAATTCAGGCCCCCTTACGAGGGGCCTGTTTTTTTATGCCGGAGGAAGCAGCAGGTTTAGAGGAGGAACCAGGGTGACGCCTCTCCGGTGGACCGTTCGCGTAGTCCACCGGATCGGCTTCCTCATCGCACTCAAAATAATCCGCGCACGCAAAAACGGCAGGGAGCGGGCGGGAGCTGTAGAATAAATTCAGCTTTAAACCCGTCAATTCAAAAACGGCGGTTCCTCAAATCACACTATGTAACAGGCCGTGACATCCGAGCCCCTTCAAGGGACGTCTGTTTTTGGCGGTACAATTAGGAGCGGACAAATTCCTGTCCTTTAACAGGAGGTTCGCTTTGAGCGTTCAGCAGCTATACGAGAGGGTCACGAACCAGATAATTGCGGACATCGAGAAAGGTGACTTGCCGGTCTGGCTCCAGCCTTGGAAATCAGGCAAACGCGGCGGCATCATTCCGATCAACGCCGTCACCAAGAAGCCCTACAACGGCTTGAACGTCCTAATGCTATGGGCCGAGCGGCAGGAGAAGCAGTACGCCTTGGCCGAATGGTTGACGTACAAGCAGTGCCAGGAAGCCGGAGGCCAAGTCCGCAAGGGCGAGAAGTCCACTCCCGGCATCTACGTCAACAAGCAGGTGATCGAGAAGGGCACCGACGAAGAGCGGTTGTGCCATTCATGAGGACGTTCAGCCTCTTCAACGTCGCGCAATGCGACGGGCTCCCTCACAACGAGCCGGTAGCAGACCTTCCCGAGCACGAGCGCAACGAGCGGACAGAGGCGTTCTTCGACGCGATAGGCGCAGAGGTTAGATGGGGCGAGCCTATGGCCGCCTACATTCCCTCGCGCGATATCATCGTGATGCCCGAGCGCGGCGCGTTCGATAATCCCGAAAGCCTCTACGCCGTGTGGGCGCATGAGCACATCCACTACACCGGCCACAAGACCCGGCTCGACCGCGACCTCAAGTCCCGGTTCGACAACGACGCCTACGCCTTCGAGGAGCTCGTGGCGGAGATAGGAGCCGCCATGACGTGCGCCCACCTGCAAATCAAGGGAGAGCTTCGCCATGCGAGCTACGTCGACCACTGGCTCAAAGTGCTCAGGCAGGACAGCCGAGCGATACTATCGGCTGCAAGTCTGGCGTCGAAAGCGACCGACTACCTCCGCTCTTTCTCCGAAGACAAGCAGGAGCAAGCCGCATGACCCGCATCAACCGCGCCTACGTCAAGCGGCTCGAAGACCTCATCCTCAGACTGGATGACACGTTATCCGAGCTTGACCCCGCGCACGCTACGGCAGGCATGCAGCGCGACATGCCTTTGCTCCGCAGAGAGACCGACCGCATTCGCGCGGGACGAAGCACGCGCAAAAAGTGCAAGCAGAAGTGACTACCGACATCCCGCGCAAATGCGGGATGTTTTTTTTGCGCCCTATGTAAACTTGTTGACTAAAAAAAATAGGAACAAGGGACGGCGCCCGGCGTTTCGGACCGCATGCGCACGTTCCGCTATTTTTTCACCGACCTGACGGAGTTCAGATCGAGGGGCGAGAGTTCCGGCCTGCTGGACGAGGAACGACTCCTGCGGGGCATTGAGAAACTCGTTGAGGCAGAGGCAGACCTGGCTATAGAACGGCCCTGCTTGCCGAGTCGCAAACCCCTGCCCCGGAGCTGCGCATCACGCAGGGTTCTTCGATGCGTTTCAAGATGAGCGCTGCGGCGGGATTTAGCATCGATTGGAGGTCGGGTATGTCTAGAAGCTCAATGATCGTTGCTGCCATGCTAGCTGTTTCGGCAACCGCGGCGTTTGTGGCTGTGCCCGCGATCGTGAAGTCCAAACCGGCCATTCCGGAAGCGACAAGCGCTGACCAATCCGAGGACCGCAACTGGGACGCCTATTCAGTCGCCGATTATTACGGCGGCGAGTACGACTGGCCGAGGCTGAAGCTCGCAGATCCGGCGACAAGGCAGAGCATCATTCACGCCATTGTCCCGCAGATTGAAAGCCTCGCGCCTGACCGCTTGGCGCGCCTCGCGAAGCAGGAGGATTTCTGCTCCGGGCCTTACTCGATCAAATGCTTTGGGATACCGACCAGCAAGCTGAGGGGATACGTCGAATGGTCCCTTGGCAGGCATAGCCATAAGATGGCTGCCCGGTTTGCTGAGGCAGCCCAACGCCTGGCGGCTTCCGAAGAACAGGCGAGATAGCCTTCCCCGTGTTAGCGACTGAGTTCGCCGGCCGTCGCTGGGGGCATGCCTACGCTTTGGAGGGAGGCCGCCCGCATATGGTCACGCGGTCTTTAGCGATCGAAGAGAACTACCTCTAATCGAACGCACGCAGCTCCCTCCGTTCGCCGGGTAGGCGTTGCGGCGCCTGCTCAACCGCCAGGATGCCCGCGTTGGCCAGCCGTAAAGGGTGCTTAACGCTGTGAGACCACGCGTCCAGGATGGCGGCTGCCACTGCGCGGTCGGTTCCGTCCCGAGCCCCCGCCTGTCCCGTTCGTTGCAGGTAATCGAGCGCTATTTCCAACGCTTCCTGGAGGGCCGGGTCGGGGCAGCGCAACGGCCATTGGTAATCGTATCTCATAGCACGTCTCCGATCCTGAAAACGTGCAAGGATATTTTTCGCTCCGGAAAAGCGATGCATGAGAGCATGCACCAGTAGTGCCGGCTCGCCTCCCGTCCTTTTTCGATTCCGTCCGGCAGCTATCCCCCTCTCCCCACACTTATCCCCATACTCGTGCTTAACGAGCGGTCGTGTGCTATACTGGCGCTAGGTCCGCAGGGCTTTATTATTTAGCAACTACACGCTTTATGCATTCAACAGAGTACTCGCAGAGCTGGGGCCCCGATTATCTCTACCAACCCATAAGCCGCAAGTCGCGCCTGGTCACGTTCCTGCTCGCGTTCTTCCTGGGCATGTTCGGCGCGCACCGCTTCTACGTCGGCAAGACCGGCACTGCGATCGCGCAGCTCGGGCTCTCGCTCACCGTCATCGGCGTGCTGGTATCCAGCCCCTGGGTTTTCATCGATTGGATCTTGATCATCTCCGGCAGCTTCAGGGACGGCGAAGGGCGCAAGATTACCCGCTGGGACAACTAACCATCCGTATGGCACAGATGAGAGGCTTCGCGTGCATGAGCGCGGAGAAGCGGCGCGCCATCGCTTCAAAGGGCGGACGGGCGCAGGGCAAGAACAATAACCCCGCCAACTTCGCGAACAACCCGGGGCGCGCCGCGAAGGCGGGCGCGAAGGGCGGCAAGGCGAAGCGCGCTAATAACAAAATCTCATGATCAGATATTTCTACGACAAGACCGCCGCGGCCGTCATCAGGCTGGACGAGGAGAAGATGATCCTCGAGCAGCTGCCGGAACTCTTGAATGCGCCCTCGCTCGATTACGTGGATTATACGAGCGAACATATCACGGCGCCTGCGGCCGCATCCACGGAGCGAGCGGAGAGCAATGCAGGGACGCGGAAACGCAAACCCGGCTGCGATGAATGCGGATCGCCGGGCCGGCACAAGAGCTCATGTTCAAAATCAGGAAGCGCAAAGAAGCCCGTGCCTACGCCGGAATGGGATGCGCTCGGCGAGGATGAGCCGGCGAAGCGGATGAGCCGAATGACATTCGGTCGGGTGAAGATAAGTCAGCACAACGATATCCCGGTCGACGTGATCGCTCGCAACATGGACGAGCCTGTCGACGAGATAGAAAAAGCGTTTGAGGTAGATACTTACGACGAGTACTCTAAGCTCTGAAATCTCGGCTAGCCGGACCACTCCCCTCCCCGATCGGACTTCTGTCCTTTTGCCACTGTCCTATAGGAGAGAGGGCATGGCCGTGACCGATAGGGGAGCGGGCGGCGCGACAATCTCGGTATGATGGATAAATTCTCAAACAAGCAGCGTTCACGAGCTGGCGGCAAGCGTTGCCCCGAGTGCATGACGCACACGTGCTTCCCGCTGAAATTCTGGGGCGTCGTTTCGACGAACCGCTTCGTCTGCGAGTGCGGCCGCGTCGTCGACGGCAAGGGCCACAGGATCAGGCGCCGCGTGATACGATAAGGCTCATGGCCGAAAAAGAAGACGACCGCTCCTGAGGCCGAGAGCGACCTCAATCTAAAGCGCGAACTCTTCTGCGAATTCTATGCGCAGGGACCTGGAGTATTGTTTGGCAATGCGACGCTCTCCTATGCCGCGGCTTACGACATTGAGCTTGGCGACACCTCGATCTTAGACAAGGAAGGCAACGTGGTCGTCCAGCGTTCCTATCGTGGAAAGTATCAAACCTGCTCGGTCAACGGAGCGCGCTTGCTAAGAGATGCTAAGGTTCGCGATCGCATCACCGCTCTCCTCAACGAGCTTCTGCGCGACGACATAGTCGACAGCCAGCTCGCGAAGGTCATCACCCAGGACGGCGACCTGCAGTCGAAGGTCCGCGCCATCAACGAGTACAACAAGGTCCGCGGCCGCATCATCGACAAGACGCGCGACGTGACCGAGCGCTTCGCGATGGACGACGTCCGCGAGCTGCTCGCCCCGCTCCCGCAGGAGCGCCAAGACGAACTGTATGCAATCCTCACCAACGCTATCGCGGAAGCAGAGCTACTCAGAGGCGCTGCGCAAGGCCAAGACGGCCATACTCGGTAGCCCCGAGGACATACGCAGGCGGTTCGGCAAGAAGCCCATCACCCTGCTGCGCCTCGTCGATCCCTCGATGCGCTTCCCCAAGAAGCTGCGGATAATCTTCGCGTGCCTCTGGCTCCAGCAGGACATGCAGGGCCGGCCGACTACCCGCTTCATCATGAAAGGCCCGCGCGGCGGCGGGAAGTCGAAGCTCCTCGGCGCCCTAGGCTTCGTGAAATGGTACCTGCAGCTCCTCAATATCATCGACATGGGCGGCTCGCTCGAGCAGGCGAAAGGCGTCTACAATTATTTTACCGGCCACATCTACTCGTCCGAGGCCATCAGCTCAGCGCTTCCGGCCGAGCCGACCATGCTCCGCACGAAGACCGACAAGGGCAATTACTTCCGGGCGGTCGCCGCCTCGCAGAAGCAGGTGCGCGGCCCGCACCCCGACGCGTTCTTCGCGGACGAGGCGTGCGAGATCAAGGACGAGCTCCTCCTCTCCGCCATGCCGATGGTCGACAGCTCGGCCAGGCCGCTCGTCGTCATGACCTCGACCTTCCATAAGATATTCGGGCTCTTCCAGGAGACGTGGGACCGCGCCGAGGAGCTCGGCTGGACGCGCCTCTCATGGGATTCCTTCGACGTGGTGCAATCCTTCGACCCCGCGATATGGGACGACGAGAAGCTCAACCGCGAGATACCCGACCTCGCCGACCTCAGGAAGCGCGCGGCGGGGCGCGCGGGCGATCCCGAAGGCTGGATACCCGTAGCCAACATCATCCAGGCATGGCGCGAGAAGCCCAGCACTGATTACTTCGACGTGGAGTACATGGGCTCGCGCCCCTCGGCCGAGGGCATGGTCAACGATCCCGAGGACGTGGACTTCTGCGTCAGCGCGCACGACGAGGCCGAGCATGCCTATGTCCCCGGCGCCGAAGTGGCCGGCGGGCTCGACTGGGGCTTCCAGGGGCAGACCGCGTGGGACGTGGAGATGGCGCACAAGGATAACGTGCTGGTGCAGCTCGAGATGGGCATCTACACCCAGGTCCGCTCCGGCGTGATCATTAAGGACATCGTCGCCGATGTCCTCAAGTACCGCATCCGTACCATCCACGCGGACGGCTCCCACCCCTTCGAGAACGCGGACCTGCGCGCGGAGATCAATAAGGCCATCCGCGAGCTCCCTGAGAAGGAGCAGTTCCGCTGCGCGCTCGTCGAGGTCCCGTTCGGCCGGCCCGTGCAGCACGTGAAGACCGATGGCACCAAGGACAAGGGCAAGCGGCTCGGCACCGAGAAGGAGGAGATGCTCGGCAACTACCGCGCATACTTCTCCCGGCGCCTCAACCGCATCCCGGCGGTGTTCAAGGAGGCGATATGGCAGCACAAGCGCTACCGCTACCAGAAGGGCAGCGACAAGCCGATGAAGGAGGACGACCATTGCCCGGACGCCAAGATGCTGGCGCAGCGCCGCTGGATGCTTGGCAAGGCATCAAGCTCGCTGCCGCCCGAGCCCGCCGCGCCGCGGCGCGCGCAGACCGTCACCGGGGGATTGCTCGACGAGCAGTTCTAGAACCGGGTGCTATCATATCCGCATATGGCGAAGAAGGCCGCGGCGGCGGACAAATCCAGAGCGAAGGCCCAGGGACTGACCGAGCTCGGCGACAGCGGCACCCGCATCCTCGACGGCGTCGTCAGCGAGGAATACAACGCGAAGCTCCAGGACGTGCGCGGCATCGCGGTGTACGACGAGATGCGCAAGAGCGACGGCACCGTGCGCTCGCTCGTGCTGGCCGTCACCCTGCCCGTGCGCGCCGCCAACTGGTTCATCAAGCCCGCGAGTGAGGAAGCGCAGGACCAGGAAATAGCCGAGTTCGTCAAGGCCGCGCTCTTCGACGCGCCGAAATTCACCTTCGACGACTTCCTGCGGCACGCGCTCCTCTCGCTTCCGCTCGGCGTGATGCCGTTCGAAAAGGTCTTCGAGGTCCGGCCTGTCGACGGCAAGGAACGCATCGCGTGGTCGAAGCTCGCGCCGCGCATGCCGCGCTCGATCCAGAAGTGGGCTATCGCCGGCGGCGCGTTCGGCATCACGCAGAACACCTCCGAGGGCAAGCCGGTCGAGATACCGGGCGACAAGCTCATCGTCTTCGTCAACGAGATGGAGGGCGAGAACTGGTGGGGCACGTCGATCCTGCGCGCGCCTTACAAGCACTGGTTCATCAAGAACAACATCTACAAGGTCGACGCCATCGCCTTCGAGCGCCAGGGCCTCGGCGTGCCGTACGTGAAGCTGCCCGAGACCCCGACGCCTTCCGACGTAGCGAAGGCCGAGACCATCCTCAAGAACCTCCGCGCCAACTCGCACGCCTACATCGTCGAGCCGCACGACTACGAGATCGGCTTCAAGGACATGCAGGCGGGCGGGACGCGCGACCCGCAGAACTCCATCGCGCACCACAACCGCGAGATCATGAAGTCCGGCCTTGCCCAGTTCCTGGAGCTCGGCGCCGCGTCCAGCGCGGGCTCGTCGGGCAGCCGCGCGCTATCCGAAGACCACTCGGACCTCTTCTTGCAGTCGCTCGAGGCGGCGGCGAGGAACTTCGCGAGCACGTTCAACAAGCAGGGCATAAAGGAGCTTGTCGACCTGAATTTCGATAACGTGAAAAAATACCCGGCCCTCGACTTCGAGGGCATCACCGAGACCGACGCGAAGAAGCTCTCGGACGCCTTCAAGACGCTCGTCGATACCGGCGCGGTGACGCCGCAGGACGCCGACGAGACCTATTTCCGCGACCTGCTCAACCTTCCAGAGTTCGACGAGGCGGGCCGGCGCGAGAAGCCGGCAGCGAAGATCACCATCCCCCCAGAACAGGACCCCGAGGAAGCGGCTGTGAGCGAGCGTCTTTCAAAAAAAAAAGAGTTCGCCGAGGACGGGTTTAAGCCGTACCGCGCGCTGACCTTCGCCGAGGGCAAGGTGAACTTCGAGGGGCTCCAGAAGAAGATCGACGAGCTCGAGGCCCAGTTTGATAAGGAGACGGCAGCGCTGCTTCATGAAGCGCGCGACGCCTACATGAAGGCGTTTGCCCGCGCGGCGCATGCGGGCGACGCGCAGGCCATCAAGGACGCGACGCTCAAGGTGCAGAACGACCTTGCCCGCATCATCAAGAACGCGTCGCAGAGCGCCTTCGTCTACGGCAAGAACAACGCCGCCAACGAGCTCGGCGTCGATGCTCCGGCGAACCCGTCCGCCGCGCTCAAGCAGATCGACATCCAGGCCGCCGCCATCGCGGACCAGCAGATCACGGAGATAACGAGCGACAGCAAGAACGCCTATGTCGAGTCGCTCAACAAGGGCGCGTCTACCACGCAGGCGCTCGCAGCAGCGGACGCGGCAGCGGCCGCCGCCATTGACCGCGTCACCCGCAACGCCTCGAGCATCCTCATGGCCGGCCATATCAACTACGGCCGCGGCGTCATGTTCGACAGGGAGGGCGACAAGGTCTACGCGCTCCAGCGCTCGGAGCTGCTCGATTTTAAGACGTGCAACTACTGCCTCTCCATCGACGGCCGCGTGTTCGAGAAGAGCGACCCGCAGTTCTCGCGCCTGGGGCCGGTGCATTCCAACTGCCGCGGCATCAACGTGGCCATCCTCACGGACGAGCACGAGCTGCCCAAGATATCGGGCATCCCGCAATCCCTGCGCTCGCGCATCGGCGAAACGGTCAACGACGTGGAGCAGCCGAAGTCGCCCATCACCAAGAAGAACTCGCCCGCGCGCGAGGAGGCGGACAAGCGGGAAGACCGGAAGCAGCAGTAGGTTATCAACATATCCACTCGTTATCCCCATGCGTGAGGTATGATTGGGGCATGAAGCAAAGGGAGCACGATAGCAAACAGCGAATCGCGTTTCCGATACGCCTCTTCGGAGACGCATCGGCCTTTGCGGAGATAACGGATAAGATACAGGTTGTCCCGACGGGCAAGTGGGATCATCCGGCGTACGGAGAGATGGAGATCACGACGGCCGACATCGCGGAGTTCGTCCGGAACTTCAAGGACAAGGTGCGGCGCGACCTCCCCATCACTGCCGGTCACGACAACGGCATGAACGGCGGCGAGCTGCCGGCGATCGGCTGGTTCACTGAGCTCGAGGATCGCGGCGTCAACGGCCTGTGGGCCTACGTCGAATGGCTCGAGGAAGGCAAGAAGCTCCTCCAGGAGCGCGCCTTCAAATACTTCTCTCCCGAGTTCTATGAGCAGTATGCGGACCCGGAGACCGGGGAGACGCGGCACAACGTCCTCGTGGGCGGCGCGCTCACCAACAAGCCGTACTTCAAGGAATTAGCACCCGTGGTCGCGTTCAGCGAGCCGGGCATTATGAACCAATTTAAAGAACCTATGGATTTGAAAGACATTCTCGCGAAGAAGGCGGAGGACCTGTCGGCGGACGAGAAGACTTATCTGCGCGAGCATAAGTCTGAATTGGACGCGGACCAGCAATCGGCGTTCGAGAGCGTGCTGAACGAGGCCCCCGCCGGCGAGACCGACGAGGAGAAGGCGGCGCGCGAGGCGAAGGAAGCGCAGGACAAGGCCGAGGCGGATAAGGCGGCGGCTGATGCTGCAGCCGAGGCGGAGCGCCAGGCATCGGAGAAGAACAAGGGCGGCAAGAAGATCCTCATGTCCGAGGCCGAGGTAGCAGTGCTGCGCGAGCAGGCGGACAAGGGCGCCCAGGCATTCGCCGAGGTGGAGAAGATGAAGCTCGACAAGGCCGTCGCAAAGATGGTCTTCAGCGAGTCCAATAAGAGCGGACGCATCCTCCCCAAGCAGAAAGATGCAGTCGCGAGCTTCATGCTCACGCTCAGCGAGAAGCAGCGCGACCAGTTCACCAATATCGTGAGCAATCTTCCCAAGGCCGACGCGTCCATCTTCAGCGAGATCGGCGACGGCGGCGCGGGCGACGCGGGCGACTCGAAGAGCCTCTACAAGAAGATCAGCGACATGGCCAAGGCCAAGGTGACCGCTTCCGAGGGCAAGACCCAGTTCTCCGCCGCGCTCCTGCAGGTCTACTCCGAGAATCCCGACCTGAAAAAGCAGTACGAGGAGGCCCTCGCAGCTGACGCCAAGTAATTACCCTCCTAATCCTTCCACCACCCATTTATGGCAACTGAAAACATCGGGTTCATGGCCTCCCGCGAAGCCGGCGAGGCGATGACCGACAAGCAGCACTACATCGTGCAGCTCGACGCGACAGGCAAGATCGAGGTCGCGGAGGGCGCGACCGACCTCATCGTCGGCGTGCTGCAGAACTATCCGGGCGCGGGCGAGCAGGCCGTCTACGCCTACGGCGGCAGCGCCAAGGTAAAGGCCGGCGGCACGATCGGCATCGGCGCCTGGGTCACCTCCGACGGCAGCGGAAAGGCCGTGGCGACCACTACCGACGGCGACATCGTCATCGGCCGCTACATCGGCACCGCCGCAGCCGCATCCGGCGACCTCATCGAAGTGCAGCTCGGCATCCAGCACCTCTACATCGCGTAGCATCTACCCGCTTATCCCTATCCAGTAATTTATGGCTAACCGTTACCAAGGCGCCGACCCGATTCTCACTGACGTATCGATCGGCTACAAGAACGCAGACTACATCGCGAGCCTCCTGCTCCCGTCCCTTCCGGTGAAATTCCAGAGCGGCAAGCACTTCATATACGACAAGGGCCAGTTCCGCTCGGAGGACGCAAGGCGCGGCATCGGGGCCCGCTCCAAGGAGGTGACGCACTCGCTCACCACGGGGCTGACGTACTTCGCCGAGGACCACGCGCTCAAGGAGTTCGTGGCCGACGAGGATGTCGACAACGCGCCCGAGGGCGTCGACCCGTTCGTCGACGCGACCGAGAACGTCACCTCCAAGCTCGACGTGTCCCGCGAGATCGAGGTGGCGAACATGCTCACCGACACCGGCATCATCACCCAGAACGAGACGCTGTCCGGCACCAGCCAGTGGTCGGACCCGAACTCCGACCCGGTAGCCGACGTGCGCGCCGCGAAGGGCACCATCCGCGACAGCATCATGGTCGACCCGAACACGCTCGTCCTCTCCAAGAAGGTCTTCGACGTCCTCGTCGACCATCCGGCGATCGTCGAGCGCGTGAAGTACTCGCAGCTCGGCGTGCTCAACACCGACCTCCTCGCCCGCTTCTTCGACGTCGACCGCGTCATCATCGGCGCGGCCAAGAAGAACACCTCGGTCGAGGGCCAGGCCGACAGCATGTCGGACATCTGGGGCCGCGACGCCCTCCTCGCCTACGTCAACCCGCGCCTCGGCAAGAAGACCGTGTCGCTCGGCGTGACCTACCGCTGGAAGACCCGCGTCGTGGAGCGCCTCAACGGCACCGACGAGCGCGACCGCCGCGGCCAGTTCGTCCGCGTGGGCGACGAGTACTACGACCCGCAGCTCATCGCCGCCGGCGCGGCGTACCTCTTCAAGGACGCCGTAGCCGCCTAATAGACCGCGCAACGGCCCGGCCCTGAGCCGGGCCTGCCGCGCTTAACCAATACGCCCATGCAAAAATCCGATGTTCCGATAATGGCGCCTGACTTCCAGGTCGCCAACAAGCCGGCCATCACGGCGGTCAAGCGCACCGGCACGACCATTCCCAAGGTAGCGGTAGCCACCTTCGATCCCTCGAGCGACTCTTCCATGAGGACCGTCGCCGCGCACGGCCTCGGCGTCTACATCCCGGCCAAGGCGATCATCACCCGCGCGTGGGTCGACGTGGTCACCACCTTCGCCGACGGCGCGTCCGACAGCGCGACCATCGCCCTCTCGGTGCAGGGCGCGGGCGACCTCGTTGCCGCCATCGCGATCTCCAACGCCAGCAACGTGTGGGACGCGGGGCTGCGCGGCACGAAGGTCGGCGCCTTCGCGCTGGACGGCAACGCGCTCACCCAGGTCGCCATGGCGGCCGCCGGCGCCGCTACGTTCGTAAAGACGACGGCCGTGCGCGAGATCACCGCCACCGTGGCAACCGCCGCCCTGACGGCCGGCAAGCTGAACGTCTTCGTCGAGTACCTTATCAGCGACTAAGCACCACACCCATGAAGTACCACGCTCTCAGCACCATAAAGCACGACGGCAGGAAGTACCGCAGGGGCGACGCCATCGAGCTCTCCGGCAAGCACGCGGAGGACCTTCTCGAGGCGGGCGTCATCCAGAGGGAGAAGGTAGGCGAAGCACCGGAGGCCGCCGCTGCCGCTCCCGCGGAGGAAGCGGCCCAGCCCAAGGCGGGCGGCGACCGCGCGGAGTCCGGGGAGCCGTCTCTCGACGGCCAGGACGCGCCGCAGCGCGCCGAGGCCGAGGACGTCACCCCTGCAGTATCCGAGCGCATGACGCGCGAGGAGCTCGAGAAGGCCGCAGCCAAGGAAGGCATCAAGAAGGATGCGGTCGAGGCCGCGTCCACCAAGGCCGACCTCGTGACGCTCATTGAGGACCATCGCGCGGGCATCGGCGCCGAGGCCGAGGACGCATCCGCCGACCTCTAAAACCTGCCTTATACTTGTGGGACATGGCCCTCGACCCCGTCACCAATTTCGCGAAGGTCGCGGTCTCAACCGGCTACAGCGCCGCCGATACGTCGGTGGCGCTTTCGCCGTCACAAGGTTCAAAGCTTCCCGATCCCGCAGTGGACGGGCCCTTCAACCTGGTCTGGTACAACGCGACCGACTTCCCCGACCCGTCCGACGATCCGTACGTTGAGATAGTCCGCTGTACCGCGCGCTCAACAGATGTCCTCACAGTTGAGCGCGCGCAGGAGGGAACGTCCGCGAGCATCAAGGACCTGGCTGGCAAGACGTACAAGATGCTCCTTGCCGCCACTCAGAAAACGGTCGGGGACATCGCCGACCGCGCCAACCACACGGGCGAGCAGCCGATAGCTACCGTAACCGGCCTGCAAGCCGCGCTAGATGCCAAGGCTGACACCGTTGACGTACCGACGAGCTTTGACGACCTCGGCGACGGGGCCACGAACAAGGCGTACACCGGCACCGAGAAAGCAAAGCTCGCAGGCATCGAGGCTTCCGCCGACGTAACCGACGCCGCGAACGTCGCCGCAGCCGGCGCGTTTATGAAGTCGGTCGACGATGCGGACGACGTGATCGAGGGCTCTTCCCATTTTTTCCTGACGGCGGCTGAGCGCACGAAGCTTTCCAATACCTCCGGCGCCAACACGGGCGACCAGACTTCCGTTACCGGGAACGCCGGCACTGCGACCGCGCTACAAACAGCGCGCACGATCGACGGCCAGGCATTCGACGGCTCCGCAAACATTACGGTCATCGCGCCCGGAACGCACGCGGCTACCGGCAAGACCACGCCCGCAGACAGCGATGAGCTGCCGATCGTTGATAGCGCTGAATCGAACGTCCTGAAGAAGCTGACCTGGGCTAACCTAAAAGCCGCGCTCAAGACGTATTTCGACGCCGTCTATCAGACCGTCTTCGGATACAAAACCTGCATCACGGTAGGCTTTGCGAATGCTGACTATATCTGTGACGGGAGCGAGGATGATGTCCAGCTGCAGGCCGCTATTGACGCTGTGGCCGCGGCAGGAGGCGGAACCATTTTCGTCAAGCGGGGCACATATGCAATTGCCGCGCAGGTTTTCATATCTTCAAACGTCGCCATCATAGGCGACGGTTACGGGACACTCCTAAATCTTGCATCAGGCTCCGCTATAAAAGTAGACGGCGAGAGCAACGTAAGAATTGAAAGAATCAGGACGAACGGAAGCGCCCAGGTAACGAACGACTCCTCTGTTCACGTCCTTGATAGCTCCGACGTTCGCATCGAAGGCTGCGATATCCTCGACGCTAACGGATTCGGAATATTCATAAACGCAACCGGCACAAACACGACTGAGAGAGTTTGGGTCGTCAATAACCGCATAACCGGACGAGGAAACTCCGATGTGATCGGAGGCGGCCCAAACAACAGCACAGGAGCGGCGGTCAAGGACGTTCACGTCCACGGCAATCACGTCACGCAGGACGTGACGATATCGGGCATATACCCCAGCGCATTCGACATAGTGGCGGTCAGCGGAGTCGACGTTCAGGGCAACACGTTCGTCGGCGAGGTCACGTTCGGCTTCGAGCAGTCCAGCAACATCACCTCTTCAATTTCAAACAACATCGTCTATCCGGCGCTGGGGAACGAAGCGGGCGGCATATTCGTAACCAGCAACACGTCCCAAACTTCTCCCGATTTCGGACTGAACTTCGTCGGGAACGTGCTCTATTCGAGCTCTTTCACCTTGTCCGCGTCCGGATCGACTAAGAAAATCGGCGCTTTCGCTATCACCGGCAATACTATCTTGCCGTGGAGCACGCAGCACGGCATCTACCTCGTGAATACGTCGAACGGCACCGTCACAGGAAACACCATTGCGAGCAATAGTCCCATCGCCCCGTTCGACACCGGCATATATCTGCTGACGTCGGACAATATCCTCATCGAAGGCAACCAGGTATCCAGGGCGGCTTACGGCATCTACGATGCCTCGTCAGAGCCGACTATACTCATAGGCATCAATAGCTTTACCGCCATAGTGACCGAAGAAGTCACGGGAGGCACCCGATACGATGCCAACTTTATTAAGGGCCCTATCTTCGCAACAGATAATGCCATCGCTCGCTACGACGGCACTACCGGAAAGCTCGTCCAAGCTAGCGGCGTGTATGTGTCGGACACCGGCCGACTTGGAATCGGTACGGCATCTCCACTCGAACTACTCTCGCTCTGGAGCGACAACAACGGCCAGAACGTGGGCGCTGACCAGGTATACAACGCCATCATCTTTCAAAACTCAGCCGACAACTATAGGGTCGGCGAAATCAAGTCTGTAAAGCCAACAGGCGTGTACGGCGACGAGGGGGCACTAGCCTTTTTCACAAAAGGAGCCGTCAGCACGGAACGGCTACGTATAGGGCATGATGGCAATATCGGTATCGGCACCTCAGCCCCAAAATCCAAGCTCCACGTCGAAGGGACAAGCGGCTGGATAATCGCCGACGAGCAGGACGCCGACCCCACCACCGCGGAACTCGACGCCAACGACTCCGTCGCTTTCTACAGCAAAGCGAACAAGCTCGTCTTCGCGTACAACAACGCGGGGACGATGACCTACCTCTCGCTTCCGCTTGATGGAAGCTCGACCGCTTGGACGCACTCGACCGTCGCGCCCTGATAACCTTGCCTCCTAATGTTCGTGTAATACTTGGGACATGATCGGCGGCGGCGCATACGGCAGTGCAGCGCTCGGCGGGATGGCGGCGGCGCCCCGCCCAGCGATAATACCGATCGAGCGTCCCGGCCGGCCCGGGATCATTCTCGCGACACGCACATCGCCAGTCGTTCTTACGGGGAGCCGCGATAGCGGAGACGAGCCCCTGGAGCTCAAGTCTGCATGGTAGGATTGATGCCATGAGGACCCTTGTCGCTCCGACCGAGCCTTTCGTAAAGACTGAGCGCACGCGGCTCGCGGCAGATGCGTCAGCCGGCTCCAACGTCCTGCTTAGCCTGGAGAACAACGACGGCATCATCGGCGACGCGTTCATCGCTATCGGTTATGAGGGCAGCGAGCTGGCGGAGCTCCAGCTTGTCAATCAGGAGGTGTCGGGCGAGAGCCCCGTGCGCGTCGCTGCGCTCAAGTTCAATCACCAGAAGGGCGAGCCCGTCACCGTCTACCGCTACAACCAGCGCAAGTTCTACGGCTCCACTTCCGCCAACGGCACCTACCTCGAGCTAACGGCTGACGGCAGCCCCAAGGACATCCAGGTCGACGACCCGCAAGGCACCACGCTGGAGTACACCGGCGACACCGCGACGCATTTCAAGGCGACTTATTACAACTCCGAGACCAACGAGGAGACCGCGATAGGCGACTCGGTCGCGGCTGAGGCTGACGAAAGCGCGCGCTACGCCTCGCTATGGGCCATCCGCAAGCACGCGGGCCTCGCCGGCAATCCGCTGTACTCCGACTTCCGCATGGAGATGAAGCGCAAGCAGGCGGAGAACGAGATCAACAGCGCCATCGGATCGCGCTACACCCTGCCGCTCGGCGAGGTGCCGCCCCTGCTCTCCTACATCTGCGAGCTCATGGCCGCGGGCTACATCGACTATGAGGAGTTCGGCGCCGACGGCCAGGGCGGCAAGTGGCTCGGCGAAGCGCGCGCGCTGCTGAAGGCGGTCCAGGGCGGCACGCAGCTCCTCTTGGGCGCGGACGGCGTCGAGCTCGGCCGCGTCGAAGTCCCGGTAGCGGAAACGCAGCTCGGCGGCTATCCGAACGACGAATGCACCGACGCCGCGCAGTTCTCGATGGGCGACCGCTTTTAGTAGATTACAGCTCAAAACCTATCAACGTATGGCAAACTTGGAGCTTCGCTGGAGCATCGAAGGCGAGCAGCAGCTGTCGCGCGTGCTTCTTGGTCTTAGCGCCGAGCTGAGTGACTTGCGACAGCCCTTCAACAGCTCGGCGGAGTATCTCAAGCGCACGTTCTCCAAAGACGTGTTCAGCACGCAGGGCCGCGCAATCGGGGAGCGATGGAAGCGCCTCTCGCCCGCCACCGTCGCGGAGAAGGCGCGACTCGGGTATCTGCAGGGGCCCCTCATCCGGACGGGCAGGATGCAGAACAGCTTCGCATCGATCGTGCAGAGCGACCAGGCGGTCGTTTACAACACCGCGGAATATGCCAAATACCATCAGAGCAACCAGGCGCGCGGGCCGTGGTTGCCGCGCCGCGCAATGATGGGTTTAGGGGACAATCAAAAAGTGGAAATCGTGCGATACTTCCAGCAGTACATCCAGCAGGCGATCGCCGGCATCTAAGCGTATGATTTATTCCGACCCCATCATCGAGAAATACGTCGAGCTCATCAAGGCCAACACGTCCGCAATAAAAGCCTTCTATCAGGGCGAGCCGATCCGCCTGCCCGCAAGCAATCTCCCCTGCGCCATCATCGCGAAGCGCGAGACGCGCGCGGGCGCCCTGACCAACGCCGAGGACGAGCACGGCATCGGCATGTCGATCACGATAGTAGCCGACGTGCGCAAGGACTTATCCACAGACGACAACATCGCCAAAGCTGTCGCCGGCGTATCGACGCTCTACGACATTATCGAGGGCCGCAACGAGGACTACACGCTCAAGGAAGATTCCATACTCGGCATTCTGCGCTCTAATATCGTGCTCGATGCCGCGAAGAGCCTGCGCACGGACCTTGGAAGCATGACCCGCGTCGATTACGGCACCACGCTGAGGGACCGCGCGCAAGACCAGTGGTCGATCGAGGCGCGCATAGAGTTCGTCTGCTCGTTCTCCCAAGTGCGGTAGAATAAACGCATGCAAGTAACGGCAACAAAATCCGTATCGTTTCCTACCCTCAACTGGGGCATCAATGCGGGAGACACCCGCGAGCTCCCGGCCGGCAAAGACGCGCAGCTGCTTATCCTCTCGCACAGCGCTATCAAGGAGATTAAGCCGATTAAAAAATAACGATCGATATATGGCTAAAACAGGCGGCTCCCAGGTAGCGATAGGCATCGGCATCGAAAGCGCCGCGGCGCCCGGCACGGCGGTCGCGGAAGCCCACTTCATTCCCTACACGGACTTCTCCCTCCAGGGCGTCTCCGAGAAGGCGATGTTCACGTCGGCGCGCGGGCTCAGGCTGCAGAACTCCAACAGCATGATCCGCCGCAGGTACTCGCAGGGATCGATATCGTTCGTCCCGAACGTCGAGATCGCGCCCTTCTTCTTCGCGCTCGCGCTCGGCTCCGTCGCGACCGCGACCGCCTCGGGCGAGTCAGCGGTCTACGACCACACCTTCACCGTCCAGAACGCCAACGCCACGGTGAAGACCGCCACGGTCACCGTAAAGAACGGCGGCATCCAGACCCCCCAGTACGTCAACTGCGTATGCAACACGCTCGGCCTCGACGTGAGCGACGGCTACGCCTCGATGACCGCTGAGCTCATCGGCAAGTTTCCCTCGACCGACACGGTGAGCGAGAGCTATGCGCAGGGGACGGAGTTCGCCTACCACCAGATGACCGCCAAGTTCGGCACGTCGTTCTCGAACGCGGCCGGCAATGCCGCCACTCCGCTCAAGTCGTTCTCGCTCTCGATCGATAACGGCATCCTGCTCGATGAGGCGTTCCTCTCCGGCAGCAATGACATCGTCGCCGGCGGGCTCGTGCGCGGGCCGCTCAAGGTCTCCGGCTCCTACTCGCTCCACTTCGCCGACACGGCCGAGCTCGCGAAGTACCAGGCCAATACGAAGAGCGCGCTCATCGTGACCTTTACGGGCGCGGACATGGGCACGGCCGGCAGCGGCGTGGAGCAGATCCAGATCAAGCTCGGCAGGCTCGTCCTTACCGACCCTCCCATCGAGTACAACGCGGACGGGCTCCTTGTCCTCAATCAGAAGTTCGAGGTGGAGTACGACGCGACCGACGGCGACATCACCGTCATAGTCACCAACGACCAGGCCAACGGCTCTGGCTCGCGCTATAACCCCGCATAATATGGACCACCCCATAACGACCAAGACGACCGAGGGAGGGTGCGACTACACCATCCGCACCTATGTCACCGGAAACGAGGCCCGCGAGATCAAGGCCGTGAGCGACAAGGGCGCCGGCTCCGCAGAGTCCACGGAGCAGGCCCAGGACCGCGCGGTGGAGATCGCTATACTTTCCCTGGAGGGATCGGCAGAGAAGATCGTCGAGCGGCTGGGCAACCTCCCCCTCGCCGACTATGCCGAGATCGTCGGCGCCGTGACCGAGCTCCTCAATCCTAAAAAAAAATCTCAGGGATAGTCGCCGACTACGTCGCGGGGAACGTCCGCGGCGACATGATCGTGGCCGTCATCTGCGAGCGCATGGGCTGGACCTACCGGCAGTACTATGACCAGCCGCTGCATTTCACCGAGCTCCTCATCCGCAAGCTCGATATCGACAACAAGAACGGCAGCGCCGCGGCGAAGAAGGCGCGCGCCGGAAGCGGTGTAAAATAGACGCATGTCCCTTTTCTCAAGCGGCGACCAGTCGCTCACCATCGTCCTGAAGGCCCGGGACGAATTTTCCGACACGCTCGAGGGCGTCGGCAAGAAGCTCAAGACCCTGCAGCCGACGTTCCAGAAGATGGCAGCCGCCGGCACCGTCGCCTTCGGCGGCATCGCGTTCGCGGCCAAGCAGTCGCTCGACGCCTTCGAGGAGAACGAGACCGCGACCGTCCGCCTCGCCCAGCTGCTCAAGACCTCCCGCGGGGCGTCCGACGCGCAGATAAAGGCGCTCCTCGACCAGGCCGAGGCGCTCGAGCGCGTGGGCGTAGTGTCGGCCGACGTGACGAAGGTGGCCCAGGGCACCTTCGCCACGTTCGACCTCGAGGCCGACTCCATCCGCCAGCTCACGCCGGCATTCCTCGACATGGTCGTATCCGAGCGCGGCGTGAACGCCACCACGGAGGACATGATCAGCTTCGCGAACGGCCTGGGCCAGGCGCTGCAGGGGAATTTCCAATCGCTCACGCAGCGCGGCTTCATCCTCGACGAGGACACCAAGGCCATGATCGAGAACGGGACGGAGACCGAGCGAGTGGCCGCGCTCGTCAAGGTCCTCACCAGCACCTACGACGGCATGAACGAGGCCCAGCGCAACACCTCCGCAGGCATGGAGAAGGGCCTCCTGATGTCCTTCCAGCGGATGGAGCAGGCCGTAGGCGCCGGGCTGGCTCCCGCGCTCGAGAACCTGAGCCAGAAGGTCCTGCCCCTCCTCGACCGGTTCGCCGCCTGGGCCGAGACGAACCCCGATCTGGCCGCCAATATCATGCTCGTAGCGGGCGCGTTCGCGGCAGTGGTCGCGGCGGTCGGCGCACTCGGCCTGCTGCTCCCGGCCGTCATTGCGGGGTTCGCCCTGCTGTTGGGCCCCGCGGGCGCCATCATAGGGCTGATGGCCTCGATCGGCCTCGCCGTCTACGCGGTCATTCGGCAGTTCGAGGAAATCAAGCAGAGCGGCATCGCGGTATGGGCCGCCCTGAAGGCCGTATTCGCCCAGGGCGCGAACTTCCTCATCGGGATCGCGGAAGGCTGGGCCAACGGCTGGGTGAAGGCCGTCAACGTCATCATCGGCGCGCTCAATAAGATAAAATTCTCGATCCCCGACTGGGTGCCCGGCGTCGGCGGCAAGAGCTTCGGCATCAATATCCCGCTCGCCAAGGAGATCGCGCTTCCGCGCTTCGAGTTCGGCGGCATCGTGCCGGGCGCCCGCGGCCAGGCCGTGCCCATCATCGCGCACGGCGGCGAGCGCGTGATCCCCGCTGGCCGGGCGAGCATGGGCGGCGGCAATACCTACTCGGTCGTGATCAACAACCCGATCGTCAGCAACCGCGGCGACGCGGCGCTCCTGCGGCGCCAGATCGAGGAGGCGCTGCGCGACGTGACGCGCGGCCACAAGCTCAGCACGATCTAACATGGCAAAAACCCTGGTTATCGCCGGCGCCGATTTTCTCGCCCAATACAAGACCAACTCCGCTCAGATACGCGAGCTGGTTCAGAACAAGTCCAGCGTCATGAACATGCAGGCGACCGTTGCCTCGGGACAAACGGCGCCGCGGGAGGGCGCGGAGATCGTCTTCAAGGACGGCAGCCGGTTCCTGTTCGGAGGCTACGTCACGCGCGTGCAGTCCGAAGAGGTCGGCGAAGGCCAGCTGTTCGTCTACGACGTGGAGACGTCTGACTACAGCTGGATACTGAACAACAAGATCGCGCGCCGCTCCTATGCCGGCAAGACCCTGAAGTTCATCGTCGAGGACCTGCTCGACGCGTTCCTGGACGCCTCCTACGCTTTCACGACAACCAATGTGGCGACAGGCCCCACGATAGACTCGATCACCTTCGACCATATCCCGCTGCGCAAATGCTTCGAGAAGCTGCAGAAGCTCACGGGCTACGTCTGGTACGTCGACTACGAGAAGAACGTCTTCTTCACCTCGCCTACGGCTACGGCCGCGCCCGAGGCCATAACCGACAGCTCCGGCAACTTCGAGAAAGTCGCCCTCTCGTACGACACGTCGCAGGTACGCAATTCGGTCATCGTCATCGGCAGCAGCGACGGCGAGCAGGACAGCAATCCGACGACCGAGACCTTCGAAGGCGACGGAGCGACGCGCGCCTGGGAGCTGCAATTCAAGCCTTCGGAGATCGTGTCAATAAAGCTCAACGGCGTGTCGAAACAATTCTCCCTTGATGTCAATGAGCGCGACACCGACTTCTTCACCTATTCGTTCTCGGGCCAGTCGTTTCGCATAACGGACTCCCAGACCACTCCCGTCGGCGGCGGCACGCCCGACGAGATCGAGATCACCTATTACGGGCGCATTCCCATCATCGTCCAGGAGATCGACCCTGACTCCATCGCCTTCTTCGCGGCGCTCGACGGCGGGGACGGCACCTACGAGGCGACGATCAAGGAGCCGAGCATCACCACCAAGGAGGAGGCGTCGACGCGCGCGCTCCAGGAGCTCGCGCAGTTCGCCGATCCCCTCGTCAACGGGCGGTTCACGACCCGCACTTCTCTGCTCTCGCCGGGCTCCATATTCGAGCCGGGCCAGCTCCTAACGGTCAACCTGCCCTCCCACGGCATCGGCGGGGACGCCGGCTTCCTGATCCAGGAGGTCGGCATTACCATGACCGAGGACGAGGGCTCGGGCATGACGGAATACGCCTACGAGGTGCGCTTCGGCGGCAAGCTCGTCGGCGTGCAGGAGTTCCTGGAGTCGCTCGCAGCGGAGGAAGGCGACGTGACGGACGCGGAAGTCGTCCTGACCATCGAATCCGTCAACGAGTCGTTCGTGGCGGACGACGACGCGCCGACGCGTTCCATCCTAACGCCGCCCTTCCAGTTCGGGCCGAGCGGCAGCCCCGTAGCCAAGTTCGGCATGTCCGAGTTCGGCTAGCGCCGTGCTACCATTACCCCATCTATGGATCTCGCGATCAACGATCCCGCGCGCGTTTCCGGACGGCTGACTTTCACCAACTTCGAACTCAACTGCCCGCGCGCGCGAGAGATCGACGCGCGGCTGCGCTCGGGGCACGATATGCCGGAGAGAGTGTGGTACTCGCTCATGCGCGAGCTCGCCCTGCTCTGCCCGGTCCGCACGCTCGAGAAGCGCAATATCGTGGTCCTTTCAGGCCGCAGCGTGATGGCGCGCATCCTGCTCGGCGACGCGACCTACAGCGGCGCGATTAATTACGGTGCCCTCGGCACCGACAGCACCGCGCCGGCCGCGAGCGATACCGCGCTGGGCGCCGAAGTGGCCCGCAAGCTGTTCGCGCGCCGCACGCGCACGGACGCGCAGGTGAACTTCGACTTCTTCTACAGCCAGCTCGACACCGACGGCACCTACGAGGAGTTCGCAATGTTTATCGACGGCGACGCGAGCGCCGACAGCGGCCAGATGTTCAACCACGCGCTCACAGGCGGGTGGGCCAAGACGAACACCGAAGCCATGACCGTGTCGGTGCAGATTACTATCAACGCCTCATAATTTATGTCGATACTGGACGGCGCAGACGTGCTCGCAGACTACTGGATACCGAGCTACACGGCGGGAGAGTCTATCTCCGCCGGAGACGCGGTCGCGCTCGACCTCTCCGACAACAAGATCTACAAGGCGTCCGCGTCCGCGTGGGCGTACCGGATCAACTTCATCGGGTTCGCCATCGCGGGAGGATCGTCGGGCGCGAGCATCGCGGTCAACGACACGCCGATAGTCGCCGAGAAGACGGGCCTGACGACAGGATCGATGTACTACCTTTCGAATACCCAGGGCGCCATATCGACGAGCGCCGGAGCGATCGAGCGCAGGATAGGCCGCGCCACTTCGACGACGCGCATCAAGCGCCCCAAGAACGGGACGGCGGTATCCGGACTCATAAGCCGCGCCCTTTCGTCCGCCACTGCGTATGCGCCCGTATCGGCCTACATCTCCGGCATCGGCCAGAGCCTGATCCCGTTCCAGGTGATCCTCAACGGCACCACGCTCAGAAGCCTTACCAGCGGAAATCCGATAAACGACACCACCCTTATTCTCGAACCCGACGACGTCGTGACGATGGAGACGAGCGGCGCCGGCTCGGGCACGTCGCAAGCGACGCCGCTGCTGCGCATCCTGGACCGCTAGCCGGTGGTACAATCGCTATATGGCCGAACCCCGCGACCTCGCCGAGTACCAGACCGACCATGACCTCCTGATCCGCGTCAACACGCTCATGGAAACGATGGCGAACGACATCAAGGAGATGAAATCGCATTTCGTCACGCAGTCCGAATTCTGGCCGGTGAAGGTGCTGGTATACGGCTGCGCGGGAATGATCCTCACGAGCGTGATCGGCGCGCTGCTTTATCTGGTAATCCGACAATAACGAATGGACCTGAAGATCTACTGGCCGATGAAGCCCTACGTCGTCACCCAGGACTGGGGCGTCGCGACCGACGCGTATTCCGCGCAATTCAACGACCCGAACTTCAAGCGGCACAACGGCATCGACGCGAACGTCGGCCGCTCCGGCGACACCGCCTACCAGACGCAATTCCCGATCTACTGCCCGGTCGAGGGCTTCCGCGTCGAGAGCGTGTCGTACGAGGCGAACGGCGGCGGCAACCAGATATCGCTCGTCTCGATCGATCCCATGCTCATAGGCGGCAAGCTCTGCTACGCGCGCATCTGGCTCTGCCACGGCAAGAAGGTGCTGGTGAAGGAGAACTACCAGCCCAAGCTCGGCGAAGTGATCATGATCGGCAACAACACCGGCTTCTCGACGGGGCCGCACACCCACATGGGCCTCTACCGCATCGACGGCTCCGGCCGCAAGCTCGACAGCAATGACGCGACCGGCAGCATCGACCCGTCCCTCTTCTTCGCGCGGGAGTACGCCATCGAACAGGCGAGCGTTGCCCTCCTCATCGCCAACGGCCTGAGGCTCGCCAAGTACTACCTGACGGGCAAATAGGGCGTGCTACGCTTGGGAGAGCGGGCTCGATTACTCGTAAAATAAAACTCGCATGCTTTCAGCAATACTACTCGCCCTGTCGCCGTTCGCGCTCAACATGGTCATGGGCGTCGTGAAGTGGCTGTCTCCCCTCGAGACCACGGCTTCCAAGCGCGTCGTCCTGGCGCTGTTTTCCCTGGCAGGCGTTATCGCCACGAGCGCGATGACCGGAGCGCCTGTCGATCCCAACCTGGTATCGAATATCCTCACGGTGCTCGTCGAGGCGTTCGTCGCCTTCGTGCTGGCGCACGGCAGCTACACCCTGTTCTGGAAAGCGGAACGCTAGGAACGGCCGGCGACCATCCGAGTTAGGCCCTGCCGTCTTTTTTCCAACCAGAGAAGCGGCAGGGGCGGTCCCGGGCAAAGTCTCCTCAGACTCCGGGGCCGCTTTCTTATCCCGCCTTGCGGCGCGCCGGGCGATCGGTCTTTGCGGCCTTCTTGGCGGCCGGCTTCTTCCCCTCTATCGCCATGATCATTTCCTTCTGGCCCGGCGCCGTCTTCCGGCGCTTCGGCTTCTTAACCGCCGGCGCTTCGGCCTCGCCCGACCCGCCGGACCCGGCAAGGCTCTTCTTGAGGGCGTCCATCAGGTCGACGACGTTCTCGCCCTTGGGCCGCGGCTTGGCGCCCACTGTCTTCCCGCTGCGCTTGGCGTTGACGAGCTCGGTCAGCGCGTCCTCGTAGCGGTCCTCGAATTTCTCGGGATCGAAGTCGGCCGCCTTCGACGTGACGATGTGCCTGGCGAGGTCGAGCATGTCCTTGGTGACCTTCACGTCCTGTATCTCGTCGAAGTATTCCTTCTCGTCGCGCACCTCGTAGGGGTAGCGCAGAAGCGTGCCCATGAGCCCGTTGGACAGCGGCTCGAGCGCGATGATGTGCTCGCGGCTGGTGAGCACCACGCGGCCGATCGCGACCATGTCCATGCTGCGGATGGTTTCGCGGATGACCGCGAAGGCGTCGTGGCCCACCTTCCCGTCCGGCACGAGGTAGTACGGCCGGATGAGGTAGCGGGGATCGATGTCGGACTTCGGCACGAACTCGTTGATGTCGATGGTGCGGGTCGACTCCAAAGCGATGTTCTCGAGCTCGTCCTTCGACACTTCGATAAACGTGTCGGTGTCGACCTTGTAGCCTTTCATGATGTCTTCGGCTGCGACTTCCTCGCCCGTGTCCGCGTCCACCTTCATGTACTTGATGCGGTGGCCGGTATTCCGGTTGATCTGGTTGAAGCTGATCTTCTCGGATTCGGACGTGGCCGGAAACAGGGCGACCGGACAGGTCACGAGCGAAAGCCGCAGGAAGCCTTTCCAGTTGGCGCGGGGTGCCATGGGTTCTCCAGAACGGTGCAGGGACTCGACTCAAGACGAATTGGGGCGATTCGTTCCGACGCCGGGGCCCGCAATAAGCTTGACTCTGGGTTCTCGTTTCGTTCTTATCGGCGCAGTCCTGCCGACGAGCTTAGCCATGCCGAACCTCCCCTATCTCAGAAGCGAAATTGAGCGCATGCGCCGCCAGATCTTCCGGCAGCGAAAAGAGATGCGGGACCTCGAGCGCGCCGGCATATCAACGAAAGCCGCCGAGGAGCTGCTCGAGCGGATGCTGTCCAAAGTCGACGGCATGTGCGCCGAGCGCGACCGCCAGCGCAGGGAGCAGTCGGTGAAGTATCCCGGCACCGACAAGCCCATCAGGGGAGCCATCGAGCGGCGCGTCCGGTGAGCGTCTACCGGCGCATCCTGCGCGGCGCCGATTATACGCACAGGCACTGGGTCGCGCTTCAGGAGGAGAAGTGCGTCGGCGAAAACTTCCATGCGCTGCGGGCGTTCTGCGAGGAGCGCGGGCTGTCGCTGTCGCGTCACGGGCACTCGGTAATCTGCGATGGGCAATTCTACCAGGTGTTCATGTTCGCCGAAGAGGAGCACGCCGAGACGTTCCGCGCGCGGTTCGGAGGCGAGCGCATGCATCCCTCGGAAAGGGGCAAGGGCGCGCGCTGGGCGCAGTGGAAGAAAGGGAAAGGCCGGCAGCGATAAAGCGCTTGTGAACCGCGCTGTGTTCACTAGCGCACTGAACTCCGCCGCCCCATGCGCGATTATGATCCGACACCGCACGGCTCTCGGCTTATATCGGTGATGAGAACGCCCGATTGCGCTCACGCCGTCCTCTCACGGAAAGGATCGGGCCATGCAAACCCGGCGTCGTTTCAAGCAGACCACTTCGCTTCAGAACCGTCTTTCGGAATTCATCGCCGGCGCGCGGGCCGAGGCAGAAACCGCGCCCGGCGGCGCGGACGAGTACGAGCTGCAGAAGAAAGTCAGGCAGGCCGAGACCGCCGCCAACATCGAGGCGTGGGCGAACTCTCCCGGATTGCAGCCGCCGAAGTGATAGGGGCCGTCCCGGCGCAGAGCCGGAAAACCGCGGCATCACATCTCAGGGATCGCTGCGGCAGAGCCCGTTCCAGGCCTTACAAAGATATAGCGGAGCTACATATCAGCGCGAAGGGGCCCTCTCCCCCGGGACCCCCCGCACGGTCCCTGCGCCTCCATGCCCCCAAGAGCGCCGCGGGACCGTGCACCATTCGGAGCATGCTCGGCGGCGAAGCCTCTCCAGAGCAGATCGATCGCAATCCCCTTCAGGAACCAAGCCCTCCCGCTTCGCATTTATCAGGCCCGCCCGCAGCGCCGGGCATGAAGCCTCGGGATGCCACCATGCGAAAAGAGCTCCAGAAGGTAGTGAAGGATACGGCAGCCGTCGGGCTATCGGCCGCGGCGGCCGGGTTGGAGATAGGATCGGAGTTCGCGCGCAAGACCTTGGACGAGGTGTCGCGCGAAGACCCCGCCCCGGCAACTTCTCCAGACGACTCGGCAGCGCCGGCGCCCCCGGCTGCCGATCCCGCTGACGAGAGCATCAAGGTCCGCGCCTACCACTTGTGGGAGAAGGCCGGGTGCCCCGAAGGCCGCGATCAGGAGTTTTATTTCCAGGCCGAGCGGGAGCAGCGCGATCGCGAAAAGCCCGACCGCCCCCGCGCCTCTGACCTGATAGCCTGATGCCGCGCTGCTCCGCTTGGCCGCGCCGTGCTATCATTTCCGCATGGCGAAAGACCCAGGCGCCGTAGCGCTCGGCAAGAAGCGCGCGCAGAACCTCCGCAAAAAGCTTGGCTCCGACGAGGCGCTCAAGGACCACATGCGCCGCGTGCGAGCCGGCGAGAAGCTCTCATAGCCGCTATCCACATACCCTCAGTTGACGACCGCTCGTCATGGTATGATGGAGCTTAGTTCGACAGGGCCGTTCCCGTTCGCATTATCGTTTTTAGCCGCGACCTCTTTAATCCATAGCAGAGGCCGCCAACATGCATGACTGTAGAAATTCGCAGGGCGGAGCGCACGAAAGCCAAGCTGCGCCTCGGACTCGCCGGCCCCTCGGGCGCCGGCAAGACCATGAGCTCCCTGAAGCTCGCAAAGGGCATCACCCCCGCCGGCCGAATACTGATGATCGATACCGAGCGCGGCTCGGGCGACCTCTATGCGGACCTTTTCGATTACGACATCATCACGCTCCAGCCGCCGTACAAGCCGGAGCGCTACGTCGAGGCTATCCGCGCAGGCGAGGAAGCCGGCTACGATACGATCATCATCGACAGCCTGAGCCATGCCTGGAGCGACGAAGGCGGCATACTCGACCAGGCGGACAAGCTCGGGAAGTCCGCCAAGAATTCCTACACCGTCTGGGCCGATCTCACGCCGCAGCACCGCATGCTCGTCGGCGCGATGCTCAATTCTCCCGCGCACATCATCGCCACGACGCGCAGCAAGCAGCAGTACGAGCTCGAGGAGTACACCGACAGCAGGGGCAACAGGAAGTCCCGGCCGGTAAAGCTCGGCATGGCCCCGGTCCAGCGCGAAGGCATGGAGTACGAGTTCACGGTCTTCTTCGATATCGACCAGGCGCACAACGCGCGCGCGAGCAAGGACCGCACGAACCTCTTCAAGGACGAGATCTTCACGCCCGACGAGAAGATCGGAGAGCGCATTCTCGGGTGGCTCAATTCGGCGAAGGAGGCTCCGCCGGAAGAGATCGCCCGCACGAAGGCGAAGATACTTTACTGCCTCAAGCTGCTCGGCGCCGACGTGACGACGCAGGAAGCGATCCGCAAGAGCATCATAGGGCTCACCCAGCTCGACGGCGCGAGGGTTGAGAACGCAGACGCCATCCTCTCACGCCTCGAGGCGAAGGTTAAGGCGATGCCGCCGGCGCCGCCCGCGGCCCCCGCTCCGGCCGCGCCTAAGGCGGCCGACCCTGCAGCCGGCGAGCTCACGCCTGAAGATGAAGCATTACTGGCTCAATCCGCCGATGACGCCGCCCGGGCCGAGGCTGAGAACCATGACTAAAGCGATCAAGGAGGCCGGCCGAAAAACCGACCCGGCAGTACTCAAACACATTGATCGTTGCGCGATGTTTCTCATCAAGGCGCTCTGTCTGGACAACGACGCTGACGAAGCAATAATCACCAAGACCATTACTTATTACGGCAAGCGCGTCGGTCGCTATTCCATAACGATCAAAAAGATATGACCCGCCCTATCAAGTATCGAGCGTGGGCCAACGGGAAGATGCACGACGTGCGCGCCATCAGCTTCACCGAGAGCGGCGAGGTTCATCGCATACTCGACGCCGAAGGTGTGCAGCGCGTGCCGGAAGCTCTGCTGCAGTACATCGGACGCAATGACAAGAATGATGAGGAAATTTACGAAGGGCATATCCTCGAAGGAAACTGGCAGAACGATTTCGGCTCGTTTGAGCCGGGGCTGCGCAAGGTTATCCATTGTCATGCCGACGCCGCTTTCCAGGCCGGCACCCTCAGAGGAAACGGGTATCCGCATTGCAAGATTGGCAAAAACGTCACTGTGCGCGGCACGATCTACGAAAATCCGGAATTACTCGCTAAGTAAAAAACTATGGATACTAGACCCAACACCCAATGCACCAGCGCGTGCGGCAACGACTACGACTGCCCGCATGACGACGATAGCGAGACTGAGGCCATATGACCCGACAAGAACAAATCGACCTGATACGCGCCGCGTGCATCGAGGCGAACCCGAGTGATGCCACGTTGCGTGACCAGACTTCATGGCAGGGACTTCAAACCAAACGCGAGCATGGTCGCCCCGTCCGCCTCGCCGATGTGCTGTTGGCTATGGAAGCTGGAAGCACCTACGGCGATAGCCTGAATCTGAACTTCGATGGATCAATGGAATACTGCCGGGTCAATCTGCCAGCGGGTCCCGAGCCCGAGCAGGAGATCTTCAAGGGGTCTTGGAACCTCCGCAAAGACGACCTCTCCGAGCAGAGCGACGAGTGCGTCGCGTACCTCGCGCAGTTGCTCGGATGACGCTTGGCGATCAGAACCAGCGTCCGCGGCCGTACAATCCGCCGCCGCCGAGGAGAAGCACTAGCACGATGATGATGATGAGCGTTGTACTGTCCATGAGGAAACCCCTGTCGGTTTGTGTGGACAGTGAACCGGCGGCAGGACGCTTGGTTCCAGCTTCATCCTCGGCACCAGGATTAATCGCAAAAAACTAATCTATGAACATCAACACTATCCACGTCTGCGGCAACCTTACCCGCGACCCGGAGCTTAAGGCGCTCGCGAGCGGCGGCTCCGTCGCCTCATTCGGCATCGCCACGAACCGCGCGGTCAAGAAGCCCGACGGCTCCAAAGGCGAGGACACGGAGTTTCACCACATCGTCGTCTTCGGCAAGCTGGCGGAGACCTGCGCGCAGTATCTGCGCAAGGGCGGCATCGCCTATGTGCAGGGCCGCGTGCAGACCCGTTCGTGGGACAGCCCCGACAAGGGCAAGCAGTACCGCGCAGAGATCGTCGCCGAGAAGGTGAAGTTCGGCCCGCGCCCAGGCAGCTTAAACGGGCCTGTGAAGGACGTTGCTCCTGATAGCGATACCGACCAGCGCCCTCCCTCCGAACGCGGCTCAGGCGAGGCTACAGCGAGCGCAGCGCCCATCCCTTACCCCGAGGAGGACATTAATCCGGACGATATCCCCTTTTAGCGTATGGCTACCGACACCAACATAAGACTCAACGACAACACAAACATTGACCTGTCAAAGCTCATTGAGAGCCGCCTGCTCGTGCAAGCGAACTCCGGCGGCGGCAAATCCTGGGCGCTTCGCCGTCTGCTCGAGCAGACCCACGGCAAGGTGCAGCAGATAGTCATCGACTCCGAAGGCGAGTTTTCCACCCTCCGAGAGAAGCATGACTTCATCCTTGCCGGCAAAGGCGGTGACACGCCCGCGGAGCCGAGGAGCGCCGCCCTGCTCGCCCGCAAGCTGCTCGAGCTGAAGGTCTCGGCGATTATCGACCTCTACGAGTTGCATCCGCAGGACCGCAAGCGCTTCGTCAGGCTCTTCCTCGACGCGCTCATAAACGCGCCCAAGGAGCTGTGGCATCCCTGCATCATCGTCATCGACGAGGCCCACACCTATGCGCCGGAGAAAGGCCAGAGCGAGGCTATGGATGCGGTCATCGGGCTCGCCGCGCTCGGCCGCAAGCGCGGCTTCTGTGCCGTGCTCGCTACGCAGCGGATTTCCAAGCTGAACAAGGACGCCGCTGCGGAGTGTAATAATAAGCTCATTGGCCGCGCGACACAGGACATCGACATGAAGCGCGCCGGCGACGAGCTCGGCTTTGCGTCGCGCGACCAGATGCTTTCCCTGCGCGCGCTCAGGCCGGGCGAATTCTATGCTTTCGGCCCGGCGATCTCAGACGAGGTAACCCGCGTCACTATTGGGCCTGTTCGCACCACGCATCCCAAGGCGGGATCGCGCGCACTCACGCGGACCGTGCCGCCAACGAGCGCCATTAAGCAGGTGCTCGGGGAGCTGGCCGATCTGCCGGCAGAAGCCGAGCAAGAGGCCAAGACCGTTGCTGAGTTGAAGCAGCAAGTAAAAAGCCTTACCTCGCAGCTTAGAACGCCGCCGGTCGAAAAACTCCCGCAAGAGAAGACCAAGATAGTTGAGGTGCCGGTCCTAAAGGACGCGCAGATCCTTCGGCTCGAAAGGGTGTTCGGCGGCATGGTCAAAGAGTCGGCGCGCCATGGCGGCGCAATGACGCTCCTATGGACCACCTTCGACGAGATAGGAAAGGCGATGATCGCCGCTCTCGACGATATTAAGCGCGGGCCCGCGCCTGCGAAGGCAACCCGCTCCGCGCCGACGCCGAGCCCTACTGCAGAAATCCCAATATCCGCTCCGCCGTCGGAGGGCCTTAGCGCCGCCAGGCAGCGGGTACTCGACGCGCTGGCGTGGCTATCGGCCATCGGCATTGAGCGCGCCAACAAAGTGCAGCTCGCTTTCCTGTCCGATCAGAGCCCGCGCAGCAGCGGGTACAGCAACAACCTGGGCGCCCTCCGGTCTGCCGGTATGATCGAATACCTCGCTCAAAGCGAGGTTGCCCTCACTGCAACTGGACGATCATTCGCAAACGTTCCGAAAGCGCCGGCCACAAGCGAGGAGCTTCAAAACCGCATTCAATCCAAGCTGCCGCGCGCGCAGTGGGCGATCCTGAAAGTCCTCATCGACCAGTACCCCGAGGAGCTCGCCAAGGATGATCTGGCCGCCGCCTCAGGCCAGAGCCCGACTTCGAGCGGATATTCGAATAACCTTGGCGCGATGCGCAGCTTGGGCCTCTTAGATTATCCTTCACCTGGCCAGGTGAAGGCCGAACCCATATTATTCCTGTAGGCCTCGTGGGTAGGCCGCTGGGAGGCAGGCAGTATCTTTTAGACGCCTGAAGCCCGGCGTCCTGCTCAAGAGAAACGACCGATGCATTGCCCAGTATGTTGATGTAAATATGGCCGCACACTTAGGCGGAGGGACTACTAGTGAACGCTGGACAGATTGATGGAAAGTGGTTCTTTGCCTTTCGGCAGATCTCTTCGGGTTCGCCAGGTGGTTGGGTCCTGCAGGGGCCGTTTGACACTTACGATCAGGCAATGGCGGCGCGGCAACGTTCAAAAAACGCCTACGACGCTGAGGTTAGTTCGCCGTTTGCAGCCCGCAGCAGGGACGAAGCTCAAGGTAAGTGCGACGCTGGCCTTGTCGCTTAATTGACGGGGGACAAAGTGTGGATAGCGAATCCGCTGTAGAGAGAGCGAGGTGGGATAGCGGGTGGGGATAGCGCGGGGACAAATTGGGGGTATCCGGAAATAAGCGTCGCACAATCTCGCTATCCACTTCTTGTTCGAGTGCTGTCCCCACCACCGTCGAACAACAATCGTCAAACGAGCGTTACGCGCCAACGCCGTTTCAGTTCTCCCCATATCCACACCCCCTAATAGTAGTAATAGTCTTATATTAAGAGTTATGCGCACCACCCTCTTCCAGCCCTGCAACGACGCTAACATCTGCGCCGGCAGAGAGCCGAAGGCCGGCTGCCCAAACTGCCTAGGCCGTGGCTTCTATTACCTCAAGGACTGGGCCCAGACCTGCCATTGCAAACGATATGCATCCCCAGCGGGCGCTGATGATCGCCGGTAAATTCTCACGCTTCGGTTAGCACTGCCGCTATATGCCGATGCTTATTTGGCACAACCCCTCGTTGACCGACGCAAAGCTGCCACGTACCTTAGTGGAAAACCGGGGGGCAGAATGGCAAGAAAGGTTAAATCAGCTTCGAACCCAGAGACCGTCAGAAGCAAGCGATCTTACTACAAACAGTCCGATTTCCCTCTTTCAGCCCTACAACAAGCACAGAAAATTGCGTCGGCCATAGTCGATGATTTTGCTGGAGACGGCGGATCGCCGCCCGATGTCGCGCTTTCCATAGGTATCAGCCCTACGAGCAGCGCCTGGCAAAATTTGACAGGTGCTGCGGTTGCATATGGCCTTGTCGATGGCGGCTGGAACGCCAACACAATGAAGCTAACGCCCCTCGGACGGAAGCTCGTCGCCCCAGAAGTCGAAGGGGAGGACTTGGCGGCCCGGCGGGAGGCAATTTTAAAGCCACGGCTGCTGAAGGAATTTTTCGAGAAGTACCGGCGCGCTAAGCTTCCCAGCGACCTCATCGGCGCCAATGTCCTCAAAGCCATGGGCTTGCCGGCTGGAAGAGCCGAAGCGGCACTCGAAATCATCAAACAAAATGGCCGCTATGCGGGGATAATAAGGGAAACTCCGACCGGCCCATTTATAAACCTCGATTCACCCGGTGTACCAGCTCCAGCCGCAACGCCGGGATTTGTTGAACCGGAGTCTCTAGAATCGGTTGATGCGAGCCAAGAGCCCGAGCGAGATTTCGCCGACCCACCACAAGCCGCGATTAAGGCTTCTGCCGCTTTGGCAGCGAAGACGAACCGCGTGTTCATTTCACATGGGAAGAAGCGAGCAATCGTGACTCAAATAAAGGAGCTGCTGGAGTTTGGCAGTTTCGAGCCCGTAGTATCAATCGAACGTGAAGCAACCGCCATCTCGGTCCCAGAAAAAGTGTTCGAGGATATGCGCTCATGTGGTGCGGGCGTCATCCATGTCGGCGCCGAAGGAAAATACCTGGACAAGGACGGAAACGAACTAGCCAAATTAAATGACAACGTGCTCATCGAGATTGGCGCTGCCATGGCGCTGTATGGAAAGAAGGTTATTCTATTAGTCGAGCGCGGCGTCCATTTGCCCTCCAATCTACAAGGCCTCTATCGATGTGAATTCGAAGGTGACAAGCTGGACTATGACTCCACAATGAAGCTTTTAAAGACTTTCAGCCAATTTCGATGAGCGAAATTGCGGCTAGTCGGTTACCGCCTCTCGAAGGGCCGCTTCCGCACGTTCGCCATAGCGGGTTTTTGCCGGCGCTGCTCCTCCGACTGCCGGACCCGCTCCTCCCGAAGCTCTACCACCCGCGACTTCATCCGCGCCATGAGCTCCTCGGCAGCGGCGGTCGGGACGCCCGCCAGCTGGAGATTTCGGATCTCCTTGCGCTGCCTCAGGATCTGGCGGCGCATCTGGCACAGCTCTTCCCGGATACGGCTCAGGTCCATCGGACACCTCCTCGCGCAACGGGAGATAGGGAGCGCAGAGACATTCCCTAGGGACGCCGCGGAAAAACCGGTCCGACAAATGGTCGCAGTCAGCTGCTGTAATCTTAGTGGCTAGCTCCGGATAGGAACGCCAGGCCATCAGGGCTATTGACCTGGTATCACCGGGACCGATCAAGGCGACCGCTGACTGAGAGACAACGAAAGCGCTCCCCGCCGAAACGGAGGAGTGCTCATGCTGCGCTGTTATTTCCATGTCCTGAACGGCAAACGCCTGGTTGACGACGTCGGGATCGAAGTGGCCGATATCGAGGAAGCCAAACTTGAGGCCGTAAAATTCACCGGCACCATCCTGATGACGGAGCACCCCACAGACATTTGGGACGGGACGCCATGGGAGATGAAGGTGACGGACCAGCCCTCCCCTAATCGAGGCCGAACCTACCTCACTCTCACCGTGACGACGGGAACGAGCTAGGAGGCCGCGTCAGTTGGCGGCCCCGTCATTTTGACCATCTGCCCTAACTCACAGACGCAGGGCAACCACCGAAAACCCGTGCGACAATATCCTCAGACAGTTCGCTTCTTCGGTTTTGGAATTGTGCGGCGAGGACCTCGTTCTCCCACGGCTGCTACGCCGTCGGCCGCACGCCTCCCAAACTGAGGAGGCATTAATGACCGAAGAGAAAAAGGTCTGTTCCTACTGCGGAGGGCCTTTCGGCCTCACCCGCCACTACGTCAGCTTTCGGCACCACCTGTGCTCTGAGAAGTGCAAGCAGCAGTTCCTAGAGGCCCGCGCCCGGGACTTCGCCGAGTACAGGCAATGGTGCGGGCGCGTGTCGCGCCCCGACCGCAACTGAGACCTTGCCGATCCCTTCGTCCGGCAAAGCCCCTGACCTCCACTCACTGTGGAGGTCCTCTTTTAGTCATCGGCCACATCCGATGTCTCGGTCCGAGCGAGCGATTTAACTATCTGCAGCTATGGGTTCGAGGTTCCAATGGATTAATCTAAAATCTGTGCAAAAATCGCGCTTTCAATATTGGAGTGCGCGGCCAAATCGCCTTACTGCCGGACAGATTGAAGGGATCGAATTTTACATCCCGCCCGCACTTCGAAGGAGTGCTTTTCATGGGAATTTTAGCGCGCCGACCCAGCATCAAGAAAACCTGCGACTTCTGCAACAGCTCCGCCTTCGGCCTCATGCGCCGGCACAGCGGGGGCAAGACGTTCTGCTCCCCCCACTGCGAAGCGTCGTTCGCAAACTGCCGGATGATTGAGGAGACGCCGGACCGTTTTGCCGGACAGGACGGCGACTTTATCGCCGCGCTCAGCTACCCGAGGCACCAACGCTTATAGCCACGACTAGTTGATGCGATCATCGCTGCCGCGCTCTTGAGAGTCTTAGCGTTGCTGCACACCTCCTCAGGCCGAAGGAGGCCATGATGCCAAGAGAGAAGAACGCCTGCGCCTATTGCGGCAACCACCGCTTCGGCCTGATCCGCCACTTCGTGGGCTTCAAGCACTTCTGCACGAGGCTCTGCAAGGAGCGGTTTCTCGAGCGGCGGGCCCGCGAGATGGCGGAGCATAGAGACTGGCTCGATCGCGTATCCCATAACCGGGCAGTTTTGAAATACCGGTACGCTAGGAAGTGACGCTTCGCTTTATAGGCTTGAGACTTTTTGCTAGAAGCCAGGCGTGGCCGGCTTAGCTCAGTTGGTAGAGCACGTGATTTGTAATCACGGGGTCGCGGGTTCGATCCCTGCAGCCGGCACCAATCCAAGTGCCAGATCGGTGCCAAAGATTGGGTTAACATGTGTTAACTCAATGGCTTAGCGAGACTTAGCAGCGGCTTTAACCTCAGGTCGCTGGTTCGAGTCCGGCAGCGGGCACCATTTCAGAGATGCCAGAGCACTAGAACCGATCGACATTCATCGCATCCATATCATGGCTGCTGCGAGCTTGATGAAGCCTGTGAAGTGTTCTGTTCGCCTGTCGTATCGGGTGGC